TTGCCTGAGCCTGGTAGCCCAATAATCTGAATAATCATAATACTCCTTAGTTAGTGAGCCTTTTAAACACATGCTCAGGTGCAGACTGTACGCTTCCTACATATCCCGATGTCCACCGACGTACAGAATGTTATTTAATTTTTAGGACTTTTGGTTGCTTTTCCTTTGGGACGTTTCTTACTACATTAATGTGTAGCATTCCATCCTTTAGCTCGACATTGGATACTTCCATGTATTCACTAAGCTCAAAGATTCTTGTAAACTTACGTGCAGCTATTCCTTTATGAACAACCTCTGCGTCAATTACCTCTTTGATTTCACCTGTAATCCAAAGACTTCCATCTTCAATAGATACAGTTAGATCATCTCTTGTGAATCCAGCAACTGCCAAAGACAGTTGATAGTTATCCTCATCTAACTTTAGTAAATCATACGGCGGAAAAGCTGTATTGTTTACTTTACTTAGACTGTTAAATCGTTCCAACTCTCGGTTGAAACCAATAAAAAATGGATCCTTGAAAAGATCCATTGCGAATTGTGTTACCATTTTATGCTCCTTTTAAGCGAGTTAAATTAGTACCCCCATTTGGCAGGTACTAATCTATTATAGCATTTAGGTAACTAAGATTGCAATCTATTTTTTAGACTTTGATCTTGCTTTTGCAAGTGCTTCAAAGTCTTTTACCTTAGTATCCCCTAGGTACCCCCATGCATATCCATCGGCAATCATTTGTTCGTTAACAGAAACTGCTGCTCCATCTAAATATAGCCATCCTAGGATTCGCCCGTACTTTTCTGATGAGTCCATCTTTTCTGTCTTGATAACAACAGATTTAGCTTCTTTAACCTTAGACTTAACATACTCTTTAGCCTCTAACCCTAGAACCTTTTCGGCCTTGTTGGTTGTCCTGCTTTCTGGAGTATCGATTCCAGCCAGTCTGACTCTTGAGCTAAATGAGATATCAAAACCTAGATCAATTTCTACATCTACAGTATCTCCGTCTACTACGTTAGTTACTTTCTTGACATGGTATTCGTACATTATTTCTTCTTTACTGCAGCCTTATTTACGGGAGCCGCTTTCTTTGCAACTGGCTTGCCAAATGATGGTCTTCCAAATCCGACAATAGCTACTATCTGGCTTCTGCGAAGCTTTGATCCATTTTTCTTCTTGTAAGCACGATTCTTAAGGCAACATTCTCCGCCGTTTCTCTGATCGCCTTTTTTATCTCCAGAGGTATTTCCTTCTACAACATCTACTGTACCGTCTGTGTTTACTGCAACAACAATTCCTACGTGAGAAATTCTGTCGACACCATCTGATGGAAAATCAAAATAGGCAATATCCCCAACTGCTGGAGTTGCTACTTCTGCCATCTGCCAGGTTCCTGCTTTAATAAATGCTTGCGCTCCTGCTGGTGTATATACAGTGTTAGGAACTTTTACTCCTGCTTGATCTGCACACCACATAACGAATGATCCGCACCATGGCTGAAAGTTTGCCTTTGCGAACTTACCATACTTTGTTTCATTATCTTTTGGTCCTTCAATAGTTCCAACTTCGGCTAATGCCACTTCTACTAATCTTGCTGCTGATCCTTGTTCTGCTGCCATTTTTTCTCCTTTTATATTCTGCTTCCAGATTCTCTCAGCGACTGTGGAGATACTTTAATAAATCTACAGTCCTCTCTGAAAGATTTTAGCGTAGGTGACCCACAATAGGACATTCCGCTTTTAACGTTATTAATTATTTGTGCAATAGTCAACTCTACAGGGCCTTTATTTTCTAGATAAGCTGAGACACCTTCTATATGCAAAGCATTTAGTGGTGGCCTTTCCCCTGTATCTTTATCTAACTGTATTCCTTCTGATGCAAGTCCTCTAAATAAAAATTTTCCATTTGTCATTCCGTCACACTCTTCATGACCTGCAAAAGCGGTTCCCATCATTACTGCACTTGCTCCACCTGCAAGAGCCTTTACAATGTCTCCGTTATTTTTAATTCCACCATCAGAAACTATTCCATTTACTTCGTCTGTCTTTACGTTTTGATAAATGTCCATAATCGATCCAAGAACTGGGGTGCCAAACCCAGTTACAATTCTTGTCGTACATGCTGCGCCTCCTCCTATACCAACTCTTACAGAGTCAGCTCCTGCATCCATCAAGTCTTTGTAAGCATCGTATGAAGAAACGTTGCCACTCATTATGTGTATGTAGTTTGGAAGAAGGGCTCTTAATCTTTTTACTGCATTTACTGCCATGTCTGTGTGTCCGTATGCAGTGTCTATTAATATAATCTTACACCCAGTAGCGAGGACCTGTTCAATAAAATCTTTATCTTCTGCCTCTGCGTTATTTACAGAAAATCCTAATCTATCGGTCCATTTAGACTCTGAAACAATTTGTTTATACTGTGCAATTCTATCTTCTTTTGGTTGAAATCTTTGTACAAAAGCAAGCCCACCATTATCTAAAACCTTTTTAATCATCTTAGTGCTACTAATAAACTCCATTGGAGCTAAAACAAATGCATTGTCAAGGTGTACCCAGGCTGCTGGGTTATTGGGATTACCTATTGTAGATGTAAACTGTATATCAGACCTACTTACAACACCAGACCTTTTTGGTACAAGAAGTATATCGTCAAAACATAAAGGGCTAGTGATTGGGTCTAACTGCATATTTAATCCTTAAGTGACTTCCAAGGATTTGGTGGAAGCTTTAAGCTTGATTCTAGCATCCAATTCCACTCTTGATGCTTCTTTAACAATTCTGATAAATGTGGAACAAGTGCCCACTCTTTGCTTGCTATTGCTTGATCTGTAACAACTCGAATCTCTTCAATCATTGTTTTATTAATTGGCACAAGATGAGTTGCCATTTCAACACCACAGTAGGTGTCTGGCTTAACATTGCCTAGTGTTTGTGATGCAGATATATCTTCAATAGTATATAATGCTTCTCCACCTAGTCTGCGTAGCCATAAGGAGGTTTCCATGAGCAGTCTATCTGACTCTAAGTATATCTCTTTATATACGATCTGTGACTGTCTCATTAAAACAGACTCTGTATTTAAATAGAAACCCTTTACAAGGTTTGAATATATAAATGAATTTGACTGTAATTCCTGTAGTGAGTTAATTAATTGTTTCATAATCTTAGTATACCATTTCCTTAACCACGAAGCCTACTACCAACCGCTCTTAGACATTAGTGGGGGTCCCCAAGGTGTTGCTTTGCCAAATTGTCCCTGAAGAGTTCTTTGATTTTCTACAAATCCTCCGCTTACTGCATGAGCTAGCTTATATAAATCTGGAACTGCAAGGTCTCCTTCTTGCCATTTGTGAACCATTCTAATTTCTTCGTTTGTCCATACCTCATTGCAAACCCATTTAATTAAACGATTAAAATTATTTCTTTCTTCAGCACTTGGATTTCGCCCATCAAATGTCTCTAAGGATATAAACTCTGGAGTTGGTGACGCAAGATGAACTCTTAATGTTTTCTCTCCTGTTATTGGGTGCGTATTTACTGTCTTAAAGGATTGCTTAATCTCTTTAAGAGTCTGCTTATCTTCTTTATCGTAGGTTGCTTCAACAACTGTTAAATAGGTTATGCATTTATCTAAAAATTCTTGATCATCTTTGTTTAAATTAGCATACATCTCTGTCATATCCATAAAATATGTATGTCCTGAATCTTCTGGGCAGTTAAACTTTTCCATTCTCCAGGTTGATCCGTGGAAAGAATCGTTCTCATTCTCTACGTGCTCTGTGTGCCAGTTTAACATAAGCTGGTCTTTTGTAGCGTACCTTCCGTTTACCATATGCTTGTGGTGGTCCTCTACATAATCAGATGGGCTACGGTTTGAAGAATTTGGATACCAACCTAGGGTATCTCCAAAAAATTCCATTAAGTCTGTCTGTTGCTCTTTATTTAAATTAGCATTTCTAAATACAATGATCTTGTCTTTTAAAAAAAGATCTTTGTACTTTTCTGGATTAGACTTAATTTCTTCAATAGAAGTAAACTCTGTTGTGTTAACGAGTATCATTGGGTTCCCGATTTCTTTAGTTGATTGGTTGGTATGCCGTAGCAGTTGTTGAGGGCATGACTTTGCCTTCAGACCATTGTTCTTTTTGTTTATCTTGATTTGTTTTTATTGAATTTTTAATTTCTTGAAAATCTTTATCATATGACGAATTCTCATAATCATACGAGCCAAGCATGGTATATCTTTGCCCAGACAGGACTTCTGTGACAGCATGTACATTTTTTATGCCAACATCAAAAACAATAAAAGACCCAGTCTCTGGTTTAAATGCCAGCCCGTGGTCTCTAAATGTAAGTAGTCCACCTTCAAAATCATCATTAAGATAAATCATTGTTACAAACTTATTTTCTTGCCATGCGTTAGGAGTTCCATCAAGCTCTGCGTTATCTGCATGGTCTCCTGCAAAAGCACCTGGATCCCACCTATGTGCACTCAAGCTAATTTGTCTTAGCTTTGACTTAAATACTTTTTCTGCAAGATCTTGAGACTTTAATTGAATTTGTCTAAGCAATGGTCCAGCTTCTGGGGTGTTTGGCTTTTTGCCTGAAATTACATAAGAGTTGTAAAAGCATGAAAGCGACCAGTCATCTAGGCTATTCCAGTATTTTATTATGTTGCTACATTCCTGTTTAGTTAATACATTTTTGTATTCAACTATGTCAGGCCTATGCACAACCTCTGTCATATTTTCTGGATAACTAAATGATTCCATATATTCATTATACCATTTCTTATTTTTTTATAGTGGGCAGTTTTAGTCTTACCCAGGACTACTTATATTACTTCTTTTTAAAAGAAAAAGCTTTTTGCTTTACATTCTGAGATGCTTGCTTAAAACCATAAAAATATGATCCTACCATTAGCCCAGCAATCGCTGAGGAATGTAGCAAGTAGAATAAACCTGTTCTCATTTTGTCCCTTTCTTTATATCAAATCGATCAAGCATCATAACCTTATTCCATGCGTTTGCAAAATCCACAAAGAATTTTTCCTGAGCGTCATTAGAAGCGTATACTTCTGCAATGGCACGGAGCTCTGAGTTTGATGCAATAATAAGGTCTATACGAGGAACGCTAATTGCCTCACTAGCATTAGTGTAAGAAAGTAGCTCAACTAAATAACTGTTGTCTAATTCATTGTTGTTTAGCATTCTAATTCCAGATAGCAATAGTACAAGCTCTACTGGATTTAAATCTAATAGGTTGGCTTTTTCTATTAGTAGCACCTCTTCTTGAGCAGTGACAGCCCAATTAGTGTAGTTACGGAAACCATCAAACTTTGGCTCAAGAACTGCAAATGATGCAACATCTGTTTGTGCTTGCGTTGCATCTGTTCTGCCCTGTGTAAATGGAACAGATATTTTAATTCCTGATTGTTCTGCTGACTTTTCAATAGCAGCACATCCACCAAGTACAATAAGGTCTGCCATTGACATCTCTGTTTTAATAGATTCTAGAACAGCAAGAACTCTGCTAATCATAGGCGTGTCATTTACATCCCATGATATTTGTGGCTGAAGTCTAATTCTTGCACCATTTGCACCACCACGCTTATCTGTTTTTCTAAAAGTAGAAGCAGAAGCCCATGCAGTAATGACTAGATCTGAAATAGATAATCCTGAATCTAATATTTGCTTCTTTATCTTTTTAATATTTTTGTCAGAAATCTTTTTTCTTTTTACTGACGGAACTGGATCCTGCCATATTAATATTTCTGATGGGACTTCTTTGCCAAGGTATCTTGAAGTTGGTCCCATATCTCTATGAGTTAACTTAAACCATGCACGAGCAAATACATCCGAAAAGTATTCAAAATCTTTAAGAAATCTCATTGAGATTTTGTTATACTCTGGATCAAATTTTAATGCTAGGTCTGCCGTAGTCATCATTGGTGCATGGAATTTACCATCTATGTGTGCATCTGGAACTAAGTTAACAGTAGATTCATCAGTTGGAATCCATTGAGTTGCACCTGCTGGTGACTTTGTCTGCTTCCAATCATATGTAAACAATAGCTCCAGGTAAGTGTTATCCCACTTGGTTGGTGTTGGAGTCCAAGCGCCTTCAATTCCACTTGTAATTGTGTACTCAGCATTACCTGTACCGAATGAGTTCTTCCATCCAAGACCTAGGTCTTCAAGTGGTGCGGCCTCTGGATCTGGTCCAACATGAGCTTTGTCTCCCGCTCCGTGTGACTTGCCAAATGCGTGTCCACCTGCAACAAGCGCAACGGTCTCTTCATCATTCATCGCCATACGAGAAAATGTTTCACGAATGTCTCGTGCAGAAAGCATTGGATCTGGATTGCCATCTGGACCTTCAGGGTTAACATAAATTAAACCCATCTGTACAGCAGCAAGTGGCTGCTCTAATTCACGATCACCTGAGTAACGTTCATTAGCAAGCCATTCTTTTTCAATGCCCCAATATGTATCATCAGATTCCCAAACATCTTCACGACCACCAGCAAAACCAAACGTCTTAAATCCCATGTTTTCAAGCGCAACATTTCCTGCTAGTATTATTAGGTCTGCCCAAGAAATCTTTTTACCGTACTTTTGTTTAATTGGCCACAGTAAACGTCGGGCCTTATCTAAATTGCCGTTATCTGGCCATGAGTTTTGTGGTGCAAATCTGTGTAGGCCTTCTCCAGAACCACCACGTCCGTCTGCTGTTCGGTAAGTTCCTGCTGAGTGCCATGCCATGCGAATAAAAAATGGCCCGTAATTTCCATAATCTGCTGGCCACCATTCTTGAGATGTAGTTAAAAGACTATTAATATCATTTTTAACTGCATCAAGATCTAGGCTTTCAAATTCTTTTGCATAATCAAAATCGCTTGACATAGGGTCAGACTTTTCTGAATGCTTTCTTAAGCCCGATAAATCTAATCTATTAGGCCACCAATATTCATTTGTTGTTGCTTCTGGCTTTGATGAATGTCCAGTTACTGGACACTTTGTTTCACTCATTTTGTCTCCTTTTGTAATCGGCTGTACGTTTGTACCCCTGGCTGGAATCGAACCAGCGACCAACAGATTAGAAGTCTGTTGCTCTTCCTCTGAGCTACAGAGGTCTAGTGCGACAGGTAGGACTCGAACCTACGATTACCGAATTATGAGTTCGGGGCTTTAACCGACTAAGCTACTGGCGCTGACATTATCAGTATATATTTTTTATACAGATTTGTCAATAGAATTTTCTACTATTTGCTGAACATATTCTGAAAAATGTTTTCTTATAGAGCCCATTGGTCTTGATCCGTAAGAGTCCCATATTCTTTTATATTCAAGTATATTTGCAAATGTAGTTGGGCAGACAACAGTGTTATTGTATTCCCTCATAACCGTAGGTAGGGGGACGTGTTTACTGCAACACTTACACTCTTTAGCTCTTTCTTGATATTCGCTCATATTATTTGCATCCTGTCCATTGCTTCTTTTAAGTCTTCAGGCATTCTGGGTGCTCTGATCAGATTATAAGATGTTGTATCTGGGTCATCTTTGGCCCCAAAATCATTGTCGTAATTCATTGATTCATAAGTATGTACATTTATTTCTTGATTATTATCAAACCTAGTTCTGCTAATTGAATTAAATATTGCACCGCAAGTAGCATCGGCTAAGTCTTTTGAACCTTTTCTAGGGTGATCAACCTTATCTCTCATAATTCTAAGCTGACATAATTCATCTATAAGTAATGGTATGTGTGGACCTATTAATCTTTCTTCCGCAACGACCATTGCCATGTCGTCATAATGTTTTTTAGCGACAGATAGAATCTCTGTATTGATGCCATATTGTTTTAGTTGTTGCATCATATCATGAGAGTTCCATCTGTCAAAGGTACATACTGCTATATTAAATCCTCTTGTTTTAAGAGAAAGGATATAATCTTTTACTTCAGTAAAATCAACAGACTTGTCTGGCTTTGGCGTCCAATACCTGACTGCGTCAACCTCCACAATAGGTGCTGGCTGAGAGTAGGCATCTGTTATTTTAACGTTAACCCATTTATTAACATGTGCCATTGAGACCGCACAATGGTCATGCTTTTGCGCTAAGTCTACGTGTATATAATATTTTTTATCTGGGTCTGGCAGGAACCACTCTTCAAGTCTTCCAAAATTGTCTACAGCAATTGCACCTATATTAAATGCTTTTTCTACTTTTTCTCTTGACTTAAAAAATGCGTCAACCGCATCTGGAGGCATGCAAGCAAATCTTGAAAGAGCGTCTGTTGGGTTTGTATAGAATGCTGTTTTAAAGTCATCAATTTTTCTAACTGGATTAACTTCCCAAGTCGGGCGCTTAAGTGCATAAACTTTAGGTATCTTGTAAGATATTATATGGTCTTCTTCCCATTGAATCTCAAACTCATTACCCTCAGTTCCATCTGCCAACTCCTCATACATCTTAAATTTATGCTCTCTGATTACCGTTTCTTTTTCTCCAATTACGGCATCGTATCTTTGCTGTATATAATCATTCTTAAATCTTGGGAATGAAAGAAGAATTACTTTTCCAAAGTCTGGGAAACGAGAGTCTACTGATGCCCTGTACATATCATACACCGCAGTACCCGTTTTTGCCTGATCGTGTCCTGTTGTATTTTCAATTGCAAAGCCAGAGATCTCGTCAAGGATAACAACAATTACATTGTAGCCTTCCCAAGCTTCACGCTCTGAGTGACCAGAGTGTACGGTGATTGCTTTATTAAACTGTATTTCTGATGCTTTGGCATAGTACTTACCGACAAACCATGGGGACTTGTCTATGCGGCTTCTAAAGCCTTTAAAAAATACATTGCTTGCCTGCTGAGAGTTTATAGCAATATTAATAATATCAATAGAGTCCCCTGGAGGTTTACCGTAATATGTAGCAGGATCCTTTAAGCATAATAGTAAATATACTATATAGGCTACAGCAATTGTTGAACAGTAATCTTTTCCAGAACCTTTGCCGAGCTGGGCTACTACTTCGTTAGCCGTTTGCTTAAATCTGGTATGGCCTTCTTCTTCTCCGAACAATTTTTTTAATGTAGACTCTTTATATATCTGTGAACTTTTTTCAATTAAAGTATATTGATATTCTGAGAGTTCTGGAAGACCTAAGTAGTTTGGATCATTGACAAATGTACGTAAGTCTACAGGCTTTTCTTCAAACTCTTCGCCGTCAAGGATATCAATTAAATCAGAAAAATCAAATGACATTAAATCCCTTTCGGTACTTTTATATAGTTAAATAAATTATTTGAATGTGAATATCTAACATCACTCTTTAATTCATCTACTCCATGAAGACAATGTTCTTCTGAGCTATGTATTACTAAATCACCTCTTTTAGGTTGATATTCTATGCCTTGATTTGGATAAAACAATCTTCCTCCATCGAAATCATTAAAGTACATTACGAGACCCCATATATTATTTTTTTCTAATGTGTACTCTTGTCCCTCAGTGTAAAGTTTGCTTGCTGCTATTAAGTCTAAGAAGTCATGATTGTCTGAATGTAATCCCCAGGTTGCACCTTTTCTCATCCGCACAATGCTAATGTTTTCTGCTAGATATATTCCTTCTTCTAGTTTGTCAGACAGCCTCTTTTTTATTGGAACTAGCTGGTCTATAGATCTATTAGATGTCTTGTGACCTTCTCCAGTAGTATTGAATCTTCCAACCCATTCTTCTTCTGTAAGGGACTTGGCAATATCTACAATAGAATTGCATTCTTCTTCTGTAACAAAATTATGATACACATATATATCTTCGCCTATTTTTTCAAATCCATCTTTATTAAACATTGCTTGTAACCTCTGCATCTATATACACAGGCTCTACTATTCCAGTTATCTGAGACAATCTCTTTGCAACATCCATCTTGCATTTAGGACACCCTGCGGTGACTTCTTTAAGTATACCTACAAGTATCTCTTGCTTTCTTTCAGTCTCTGCAAGTTGTGATGCAATCTCTGTATTCTCTAATACTCCCACTGATTGAAGCATTGCTATTCTTTTTGTTTCAATATCTGCTATAAGCTTTAAGGCTCCCGCCTTAACATTTAGTTGGCCTTGGGTATCTGCGTCCTCTACGGTTTTCCAGGCCTCTTTGATGAGCATTGCGTAGTGTTGGTCCGCTCCAGATATCGCCTCTCTTGCACGGTCACGAATATTGCTATCGTTATGCACAACAGACTTCCACTCGTCTAGGTACTCTAGAACTTCTTTCCTTGAGTATCCAGTGACGGTTGCTATCTGCGTTGCTGAATTGCCCTTCAGAAGCTCTTCTACGACCTTATTCATGCGGTCAAAATGTACTGCTGGCTCTAATTCGCTCATATATAAATTATACCACGTTTTAGTTGACTAGGACTTGTTGGCAATTTTAAGAAGAATAAGGTATCCAATTAAATCGTCAATATCGTTATCTCCAGCAAAGCCTTGGTTGTTCTTTACCCTATTTAATTTATCATCAATACGAACTTTTAATTGCTCTGTTGAATCCGCCGTTGAAAATATTCTTGCTGGCTCAAGGGCAGAGTTGCCGTACGAGATATTCTTTTCAATTAACATATGTGCAATTTCATGGCATGCTCCCCAGATCTTATTGCCTGCTGGTGCTCCTACTGATCTTAAATATAAATCATTGCAACTAAAATTGCTAACATCTTCATATACCGCCTTTAGCATTATCGTCTCCTAATTAATTGAAACTGTTCTAAATATCTCTGTATAGTCATAGCAGAGACCCCGCACTCTTTACCTATTTCTGTAACTGTTTTCTTTTGTACTACATACCTTCTATACAGCCAATCTTTACTCTGATAAAGTTTCATCGCTTAGTAAGCACCTGGTTACTATAATGTGCAATACCAAAGCTATCTGCAACATCAAAATCCACAATTTCTAAACCATATTTCTTGTTAAAGTAGTCAGCAGTTCTCTGCTTCCTCATATTTCTTAATTGATTTTTATACCAGGATTCTGCGTAGCCTGGGTTCAATAATCTTATTGCAGACTTCTCATCTTTTGTCGGATTCTTGTTGCCAATGTACGCCTGCCACGAGGATGGGCTAATAGTAATAACCTTAGCACCAGTAGACATAAGCTCAGCAATAACAACTCCATAGACATAAGACAATTTTATCACAGCATCGGGTGATCTGACAAGTATCGCACCCTCTACAGCAATATAATCACTTTTCAATTCATCTAACATCATTGACATTTTGTTTTTTGCATCGTAAATTTTTTCATATATATCTTCACCAACTAGATTAATCTTGCCCCATTTTAAAGGAACATCGTCCTCCATTAAACAAAAAGCTATAGAGTTTGTAGAGGCATCTATGCCCAAAACCCTATTTGCTTTTGTCTTTACTAGGCTAGCTAATTTCATTTATAATCTCTGCAACTAAATCTTTTGTCTTCTTGTAGTTAATTTTTTGACAAGAAGAGCAAATATTTTCTGCATTATACCTACTTAAATCAGACTTACATTTTTTGCAATGTCTAACTGCACCATTTTTAATTGCCTTCTTTTCATAGTATTTTTGCATGATCCTTTTATTTGTTGCAATTCTACAGCACTCGTCAGAACAATACTTTTGGTTATGAGTTTTTGCGTCGAACTCTTTTTTACATTCTAGGTTTATGCATATCATATAACTGGAACCTCAAACAGCTCAATCTGAACTGTACCAATCGGGGTATCTTTGCTGTAGCATTCCTTTTTGATAGGACAATATGTGCAAGGCATTTTAGACTTAGTTGCCCCAGCAGGTCTCATGGGGATATCGCCGTCTTTAAAGTTGTCGTATACTTCTTGCATCCAGATGAACGTGTCTTCAATGATCTTTTTATTCTTCTCATTCATTGAAATTGGTATGATTAATATTTCTTGTGTATTTTTATTCTCATACAAAAAGAATCCCTCTTTAGCATTCTTTAGCTTCATATAGGTAAGTAGCTGAAGCATATGGTTTGCTGATGACTTCATCTCTGATTGACGAGTATCCCATACCTCTTGCTTTGCCGTCTTAATTTCTCCAATTACCATTTCGCCATCATATTCCATAATGAGGTCTATAAATCCTCTAATCGGCGGATACTCATTAACTATCTCTTCTTCTTCCGCTCTCCACTCTGGCATAGTCGATATAAGTTTTTGAAGTCTTTCATGAGCTTGAGTTCCCTGTGCCATGTTTGCTACGGCAACAGCATCATTTTCATCAATAAATACTGCTCCAGAAAAAGCCATGTACCAATATCTAGGACATCTTCCGTGTCCATATCCCAGGGAGCTTGGGCTAAATGATTTCTTTGTCATCTCTCCGTCAGCACGTTTAGTATTACGATAAGACTCGTCGAGCAGCTGAGCAAATTTTTCTGGGTCAAAGAACTTTCCAGTATGTTTTTTAAACTTAAGGTTCTTTACAATATCTCTAGCCATTTATGAGTTGTACCTAACGACATACTTAAGTGCATCTACAAGTTTGTCTATGGACTCCTTTACTGAATAATAGACGTTCTTCTTATTGTTATTTACTGTGCCAGCTTTATCTTTTGCAATAGTAGAATATACAGAAGCCATGACTCCAAATTTTGTCGACATTGCTTGAAGTTCCATAATTAAAACTGGAGCTTTTGCAGATGGAACTTCTGGATTCATTAGGATTTTTACAACAATTGCAAGAGCTTTATCAAGATGCTCGTCCTTCATGTATTCATGAAGGTCATTGAACTCCGTAATATCACTAATAAGCTGTAGGGTATTCTTATCCTCTGTCATTTTTAATCCTCTTGTCCCAGTAATCTATGAATAGCCCTAGTGGGTATCCAGTAATAAAACCTATCATTAAACCTAATAAAAACATAATCATTAGAAGAATAGTCTCCAGATTCCATCGCACTTTACACCAAATCCTTGTAAAGTAATTCTTCTATCGGTACTGAACGGCGCTGTTGAAAACCCAACTGAGTGCCACTGCTCTCCGCTTTGAATTAACATGTTGCCTGGGATATGATCAATCACCTCTGGTATTTTATTTAAAATGCTTTCATTAAAAACTTTTTCATTGTATGGGTTTTCATTATAATCATATTCTTTATAAAGCTTTGAAGACTCAGAGCTTGAATAAAAGCCGAAGTCCTCTTGATCCCATAACAAAAATGATGCACCATTCTTTGGCATCTCTAGGGCAAGTGTAAACGCAATTGTCTCTTCTTCTACATCGCTATATCTAGACCATATATACTCAAGACATTTCTCTTGTCCGTCTGTATGCAAAGATACCCTGCCACGCCGTGGCTCTTCTGGCTCTTCTACAATATCATTTGGTCTTGCTTCCCCATAAATAAAAATTCCTGGGATGGGACCATCTACAACTAGCTCGGCTGGACCGTACTCTTTTTCTATATAATGCAAAACTTTATTGTATAGGGTTGAAAAATTTTTTTGCAGTAGACTATTGCTTTCTTTAATTAAATTAATTCGTTCTTCAGTTACATCTCCGTATGGCTCTATATCAAGATATGTTGCAGTCCCTAACGTATAGTGGTGTGTAGGTCCAACAACTCTTTTTATCCAGTGCTCGCTTAGCAAGTCTATCTTATTTACATATACTTCACACTCTTCTTTAGACAAAATATTAATAACTGTATGCTTAGCCATTATAATTTTCCTCCCAAAACTGTATAAGTTCTTCTAAAACCGACCATTCAATAATTCCTAACCTAACCTTTGAATCTTTTCCTATAATAATTTTTAGTGCTGGATGCATATCTCTATTTACTTTAAAGGTATCTGTACAAATCTTTGCCCAGTTATCTTTGTTTAGAGTGAATGA